ATCGACATAGGGAGGCATGCTTTTGGCATGCAAGCGCAATCCGTACTTTGAGAACGAATCGTCATCTGGCGGGTTTTCCATGCCAATCTCAACGTGAGCAATGAACACAGTGTTCATGCCCCGCTTATCGGCAAGGATGCCAGCCGCCTTCCGAAGGCGTTGGTGCATGCCCAGAACGGCGTCACGGCCTGCGCCGTAGCCTCCCAGAGCCTGCTGGATGCCCCTCGGCTTCTTTGGGTCGGTATCCACCACCCATTGCGTAAACATGCGCTCAAGCGCCGTTACGCTGTCAATCACAAGCGTCTGATAATCGTGAGGCTCGTTGATGAGGCCCTTCAGCTGCTCCCACAACTCTTCGGGAGACGTCAGGACCGGAAACGCATCAGGACGCGCGTCTACAGGAATAGCCTGAAGGCCATCCTCGGCGCGGATCACGATGGGTTTTGGGAAAGAGGAAGCCAGTGTGGTCTTGCCCATACCGCTGTCCCCGCAGATCGTTACAATTACCGGACGATCAACCGGTTTACTTACCGTATCTAGAATGCCCATTGGCACACTCCTCTTCTTCGACGGGGTTGACAATAAGGGCATCAGTGTGGGAATGTCAACACCTCAATGTGGAATGGGGCCAACAAAATGGACAACGATACTTTGGAGCGCATCAAGCGCGCTCTTTCTGACCGAAACCTAGCCAAAGTCGCAGCCCAAACCGGGCTGCACGAAAATACGATCCGTGCGATCGCGACTGGGAAAAACACGAACCCGACTTTGCAAACGATTGAAAAGCTGACCGAATATCTGTTCCGCCAGAAAGATTAAAAAATGATGCACCGGAAATTTTGGGAGGCCGGTCATCGCGTTTTTGGACTTCACCCAGTTCGCCGAGACGGCAGCTGCGGATGTGGCCACAAAGACTGCAAGGCCGGTGGAAAACACCCGCTCACCAGCAATTGGACGTACACGCCCGAGTGGTCGGAAGATCAGCTCGAAGTGCAGGAAGAACTCGGCAACTTTGCCACAGGCTACGGCGTTCTAGTCCACAAAATGTTGGTGATTGACGTAGACTCACGCAATGGCGGCGTCGAATCATACGCGCGCCTTGTTGAGGATTTTCCGGACGTCATGGCCGCAGGCTTGATCGTTGAGACAGGCAGTGGCGGCGGATCGAAGCACCTTTATTTCAAGATCCCCGAAGGCCTCGCGCTCGTCACCCACTTGCCGCAATATCCGGGCATCGATTTCAAGTCGTCCGGTTTTGTGGTCGGCCCTGAGTCGCTCCACGCGTCAGGCAACCGCTACAAGGTTCTTTACGGCTCCCCGGTCGACATTGACAGCGCACCGGCTGCTCTTGTCGAGGCTCTTCGCAAGCCGGAGCGGCACCGTGCTGATCTCGGCGGATCAACAGTCGACGTGTCTCACGAGGACATCATCGATATGCTGAGCTACATCAACCCGGACATCGACCACGAGACGTGGGTGCGCTGCGGCATGGCGGCCCATCACGCAACCGGCGGCACGGGCTTTGACGTTTGGGATGATTGGTCATCAAAGGGCGCAAAGTACCCCGGACGCGATGCGCTTGCCAAGCGCTGGCACAGCTTCGGAAAGTCGGCCAACCCCGTCACGCTTGGCACTTTGGTCTATTACGCCCAGCAAGCGGGCTGGGAGCAACCGGTTACGTTCAAGACAAACGAATCACTAGAAGAGTTCATCGTTCCGGAAACAACTGACATAGACATTTCCGGAATTGATATCACGCGTCCGCCGGGCTTTGTCGGCGAGGTGGCGCAGTGGATTGAAGATCAAGTCCGCTACAAGCGCGAGATCATATCGATGGGCGCGGCGATCGTGTCCATGGGCAATATCATCGGCCTTAAATACCGCGACCCGCTGGCCGAGACGACGTCAAACCTGATCGGCTTCTGCGTTGCGGCATCAGGCACCGGCAAAGACAGCGTCCTCGAGGCGGCAATCAAGATCCTGTCGCTCATTGGGTACCAGCGCGCGGCATACGGCGCGATCAAGTCTGAGCAGGAAATGGTCCGCAACTTGGTCGAGCATCAGCCGACATTCTACCTGATCGACGAGGTCGGGTTCCTTCTCCAAAAGATCAACAACGCCAAAACCAAAGGCACTGCGGCTTATCTCGAAGGTATCCTTGGCGTGGTGATGTCGATCTACTCCAAAGCCAATGGGACACTGCTTGTGTCCGGCGACGTTCGTAAGGAGATCCGCAAGCAGCTGATCGCCGAAATTAACCAGATCGAGCGCCAGCTTGAGGAGGGCAACAACAATTTCTTGGTCGATCGCAAGGCGTCCCTCGAGCTTGGTTTGTCGCACATCCAAACCGGCATCAAGGCTCCGTTCCTGTCGATCCTCGGTTTTACGACGAACGTCAATTTTGATGGCTCGGTCAACTTTGAAAACGCCACTAACGGCTTCATCGGTCGGTCGATGCTGTTCATCGAGCAAGATTCAACACCGCCTGAGAAGGAAGACTTTTTCAAGCGCGCGATGAGCGAAGAGATGGAAAACACCATCAAGGAGCTTGCGACCGGTGGCTCGTTCAATCTCATCGAGGGCCGCATCGAGAATTATGGCGAGAAAATTGCCATACCCACAACGGATGAAGCCCGCATGCTTCTCAAGACGGCCAACAAGTGCTTTCAAAACCTCGCCGAGGATCATTCGGAAAGAACCGGCCTCGAGGCGCTCTACCTGCGCGCGAAGGAGCTTGTTGGCAAGATTTCGTTCATCATTGCAACGCCGTCTGGCCTACGCACTGTCGAGCATGTCCGCTGGGCCTATGCGCTGGTCAAGAATGACGTGGACACAAAGGCGAACCTTGTGATCGGCAACGATCGCGCAAAGGATTCACCAGAAAAGGCTCTGTTCTCCAAGATTGACAACCTCTTGAAGGACAAAGAAGGCAAGACGCTCGGCGTTCTCATCAACCGCTTGCGTCCTGTGACTAAAGACGAGATCGAACGCGCTCTCGAAAAGTTGGTGAGCAAAGGTGCGGTTATTGTCGAGGAAAGCGTTCATCCTCGGCGCAGAGACAAAATCATCAGATACAAGAGGGCATCATGACATTAGATCTAAACGAACACATGAAAAAGAAAGCTCAGCAAAAGCACATCAAAGCCTATGACACGATGGCGAAAGCAATGAACGGCCTGACTGTTGGGACGATCTTGCACATCACGTCGGCTTTTGTTGCGCACTTGCTGTCACAAATGACGCCAGAAGGTCGCGCCGATGCCGCTATGCGGTTTTACACGATTATTGCATCAAACCCAAACGAGGACACATCACAATGACCGACAATCCGCATTACGTGACGCCTGAGGAGGCTAAAGAAAAAATTTGCCCAATAAAAAGTGGAGATTGGAGCGGGAATGTTATTTGCGTTGGCCCCAAGTGCATGGCTTGGCGGTGGGTTGAAATTAACGACCCGCAACTAAAAGAAGGCCAGTGGGACGATTCAACGTCCGAAGGTTGGTTCACATTGGGTTGGAAAAAACAATACAGCACAACCCATGGCTATTGCGGGATGGTGCGGTCATGAATGTGGGCCCAAGACTGGGTTATGGCGGAGCGCTTGCGGTCATAAATCGTCATCTTCAAAGATTTAGAAGTTGGCTCTTTTATACCGATCATCTTTATCGGTTTTCTTTGTGGTTCTGCTATTACCGTTTTTCAAAATCTAAAAGACGGCAGATAGTGTCGGTTTCTGAAATGCGATCAAGAATTGCATTTCAATTGATCGTGTTCAATTTCCGCATCGGCCCGTTACGTTGGGGTTATAGGTATCCGGAAACGAAAAAGTCCGACATAAGATTGGCAATCTTTGATGCTAATTTTGAACGCGTTAACATGCCTCAAAAATAAGGAGAATTGAAATGGAAAAAGAAGTCGATCTTTCCAAAGAATATCGGACCAGAAGCGGTTGCAGGGCTCGATTGTATGAGAAGTATGGCAGTGGAAAATACCCAATTCACGGGGCCGTCTATGAAGACGGCGAATGGATTATAATGACTTGGATGCTGTCCGGGAAATATATGAGAGAGGACGCAGATGGCCGTTATGATCTCATTGAAGTCAAACCACGCATCAAGCGGACATTTTGGGTGAATGTTTACCCCGAAGGTGTTGTTGAGCATGAAACAAAAGAACACGCCGATAAGATTGCTCGCAAATATAACCGTCTTGCATGCGTCAAAATCGAGCTCGACTGCGAAGAAGGGGACGGGCTGTGACTGAATGGCAACCAATTGAAACTGCGCCCAAGGACGGGACACACATTCTCCTGTTCGTTGAAAACAAGGCCATAGAAGGATGGTATGAATACGACGAGTGGTATAAGGCTTATAAATGGAGCGTCGTGAAACTTCCTATTCATGGTTGTGATTGTTGCTCGCATGAAAATGACGATCCCACTGGCTGGACGCCATTGCCGGAGCCGCAGAAATGACTGAATGGCAACCAATTGAAACTGCACCAAGAGACGGAACATTCTTTCTTGGGGCAAAAAACCTTGGCCCAAATTTTGGATGGCATCGTTACATTTGCGTTTATCGTAATTCCAAATTTTGGTCGAATTGGAGTGTTGCAGAAGGCGGCATTTTATACCCGTTGGATGAAAAAAACACGCCATCTAATTGGACGCCATTACCGGAGCCGCCGAAATGACTGAGTGGCAAGAGTGGGCGACCGCGCCCAAAGATCGCAAATTTCTTTTTCGGTGCGACGAAGAAGAACGCACTGCTTGGTGGGATCATGATAAAAAGCAATTTGTTTTGGATCGCCCAGTAACATACCAAAGCATTCAATATAAACCTGTGTGGAAAGAACTATCGGAGCCGCAGAAATGAGAACCATGCAAGAAATAAAAGATTTAATTTTGCCGGGCGTGAGAGGTTTTGAATATTTTCATTTGAAGCCAGCGTTGGGGGAAAACGCAGAAACTGACATTCAACTAAAAGAAGATGGCAATTTACATTTTGGTTTTTGGGTATCTTATAAACCATTGATTGGCGGGTGGCGTGTTTTGTTTACGCCAAAAGACATCCGCGAAGAAAAGTATAAGGGAAACTTGCAGTCAAAATTACGATTGTTGTGCAATGAAATTCTAAATGAATTTAATTTGCCGCCGTTACCGGAGCCGCCGAAATGAACGATGAATTGCAAAAATTGAAAGATAGGGTTGTGGAGCAGCGCAACAAAATAATGACGCATGAGAATGAAATTCAGCACCTTAAAGGTCAAGTTAACTATTATAAAACAAGGGAAGACCGATTGTGGCAAACGCTGATGGCCATGTCCGCTGTGGTCCGTGGTTCGCCAATGCCTCCAATGCCAGAGGTGACGAAATCGTACTACGGGTCTTTTATTGAAGATGCAAAACGGCTTTACGATTACAAGACAAAACCTTGGTGGAAAAGAATTTGGAAATGATTACACGTCGAGGATTCATTCAAGGGCTTGCAAGCCTTGTTGCTGCACCAGCGGTGCTGCGTGTTGCGCCGATTATGCCGGTGAAGCCCGTGGCGCTTGTCGAGTATGACATCTTGCGCGATGCCTATGTCGAGATCAGTATGGGCTATAAAGCAGTCCGCGCGGCTGTTGATCACAATCTGTACCGTTACCTGTATAGGCCAGACAGTATGGGCTTAATCAGGATGGAAGACATACAAAATCGTTTGTTTGAGGGAGTGTTGTTGCCATGACCATCAATGTTTTTGACGTTATGACCAGAGTGCAGGGGAAACGATTCAAGCCTATCAACAACGCCAATTGCATGGTGAAGATCACTTACGTTCGTTCGCAGTCCGAACAAGATCGGTGGCGCAAGAAGCAAGCGGCTGAGAAAATGTTGCAAGGGCAGAACTTAAATGTCCCTAATTATTCAGGCACCGGCATGGCTTACAGGTTGCCAAGATAATGGCCGTAAATTTAGAGGGGATCAAATCCGCCATGACGTGGGGTATTTTTTACGCAATGAACAAGGACAGGGAATTGTCGTTGTCAAAAATACCAGAGAAATATGCTTATCTGAAAGATTTCATTCGTGTCGCTTGGATAGACATAGAGACTTGGGAAGATTTGCGGGGCATCTTAGATTATGAAGGCAAACATCAAACTCCCCTTGGGTTGTATTCGCGCCATAAAGAATTTGTTGGATGGGACGACCATGTTGCTTCCTACCGGAGAATGTCAGACGGCAGATCAGGTCGCATGAGCGGTCAGTATCCAGTATACAAAATTCATGTGTCGGAAGACTTTCAAAAGGTGATTGATGAAATTGCCGTGTTTGAAAAAACTGAACTGCGTGAATGGTTTTCACATTTTAATGCGAAGGGTGATGAACAATGATTAATATAAAAGCAATTGCGGAAATGTTAAAACCGGGCCTCTTTTATGAAGCCCATAAAAACACAGAAATTTCTTTATCAAAAATACCGGAAAAATATCAATATCTAAAAGATTTTATTTGTGTTGCACAAATAAATTTGAAATCTTGGAAAGATTTGCGCGATGGAGTTGAAAATTTTAGGGGAAGTTGCCAAACCCCTTTTGGTCTTTACATACAACGCTTAAAACTTATTGGTTTTACCGACTATCAAGCCGTTTCCACAACCGTAGGATATAGCATTAAAGATAGTTTTGCGAACATGGGGCCGGAGTATGAAATGTATAGGTCAAAAGATTTTGAAAAAGTGTTAAATGAAATGTGGACATTTGGAAGAACAGAAATTCATGAATGGATTTTGTCTTCTAAAATTTTGAAGGGAAAAAACGATGATTGAGATCGGACCAAACTTATCGCAGGCAATCCAATTGGTTTTTGTCATGCTCGCGCTGATTGGATTTGCGTTCTTTATGACGAGGATGTGAGAGATGATGGGCCATCGCGCAAAGTTGAAGGGTGGCGATGAATACGATGCCTTTCACCGGGCTGCTCGAAAGGTTCATATCTATCTCGGTCGCAGCAAGGTTGTGAAAAAAATCAAACGTAAATTTTGGAAACGGCAGAGGAAGATCAACAATGTCAGCGGTCGGGATGAAATGTGAAGCCTGCGGCGGTGAATCCGCCGTGGTTGATACCCGTAAAAGCGGGATCTCAAATTCTATCCACCGGCGGCGCAAATGCCGGATCTGCAAGCGGACGTGGGCGACGATCGAAATGTCCGCCGACGTCATAAAATATATTTTGAAAGAAGAGAAAAAACTATTTGCAATGGGCCGCAAAACATGACATAACCATTTTGTAGGGCGGTGGTGCCCTCCAGATGGAGATGACAATGAAAGTCCAGACCAAATATGACGACCGGCACGGCGGCGCATATGATCGTGGCTCGGCTGATGCCTATTATGGCCGCAAGTTCAACCCACACTATTACACCGGCGCTACGCATGCGTCCCTGCGCATCGCGCTGACCAAAGAGGATCCTGAGTACGCCGCTTATCTGGCGGGCTGGGAAGAGGAAGACGATCGTAAAGACTGGGGGAATTGATATGGTCGAAGAAGACGCAGATGGTTTGTGGATCGTCGGCAAGTTGGCGATACCGGCAAGCGAGTTCCATCGTTTGGGGTACATTTATTTCGGCGAGCGTTGGGTGAAGAGACCGTCCTATGGTGGGTCGGTCGAGGATTTTGAAAAGGAAAATGAAATGAAAGAGATGAATGAACAGGTCGAACAGGAAATTTTCGACGCAGGTTTTGAGGCTATGGCAAAGGCCATGCTCGATATTCTTAAGAAGTTCAAAGACTATGACGAGGGCGAAGTGATGGACGCGCTGATCCGCACGTCGCTGATGTTTTCGGTTCACTCTGTCGTCAGAGCTGGCGAAAACGAAGAAGCAATTCATGACGCAGTGAACCACATGGTCACGGCTGTTCATTTGAAGGATGCTTTGGAGCGGGGGAAACACTGATGGAGGACATCGTTGATCGGTTGCGCGATCCAAGGTGGATAAAACATTGTCCCGAAGCCGCCGATGAGATCGAGCGGGAGAGAGGAAGGTCTGACCATTTCATTGGGCATGGCATCCGCCTTGCCAGAACCATACGTGAATTGGAAAGAATTTGCCCAAATGTACCTCGTCACTTTTGGCTTTCTGTAAAAAATTCTTACTCAGTATTTATGCAAGAAGAGAAAGAATGGTTAGAGAGAAGAGTTGAATGGGAAAAAAAGTGTTTTGGTGATCCGCCAGAATTAGTCTTCAAAGAGGGTGATTGAAATGACTGACATTGTTGATCGGCTACGTTCGCCAGAAGTGTTTATCGTGCAAGAGCCAATGATTAGCCGCGTGGCATATGAGGCCGCCGATGAAATCGAGCGGTTGCGGGAAGCGTTGAAGTTTTACGCCGACAAATACAATTATCGCACTTCAACAGTTTATATGTGCGGACATTCTGGACCACACAACATTGATAGTGATGGGGGTAATAAGGCCCGTGCCGCACTGAAAGAGGGGAAGTGATGGAAACGACGAATAGTTTGTTTGCTATTTGGATTTTGGCGGCATGGATCACGCATGTGATTGTATGCATTCAAACCGCCAAGTGGGGCCTTTTGATTGCCGGTGCGATATTAGTCCCTGTAGCATGGGTTCACGGCACTGGCTTCTGGTTTGGAGCGTGGTGATGGAACTCGTTGAATGGTTGCGGGAGAGGGCAAAGAGTTTTTACAATCCAATGCAATCAAAATTGTTGGAAGCCGCCGACGAGATTGAACGGTTGCGAAATAAAGTCCAGTGGCTTGAGATGTGTGAAAACACGGTTATCAAACAGGACAACGAGATCGAGCGGTTGCGGGAAGCGTTGCAGCGGATCGTTGACTTAGATCAACAATTTAAAAACGGTGCAACATTGGAAAGAATTGAAGGTCGGTGTGCTGTAATTGCCCGCGCTGCACTAAAGGAGGGGGAGTGATGCCTGTCATAAAACAACACATGCCAAATTTCGTTTTAATTGACCCGCAGGAGGCAGAGTTTGAAACGCTTGATGATTTGATGAATGTTGAGTTCGTTAAAAGATGGACTAACAACGGTTGGGGGGACGATTTTCATCAATTTAGCATCAGCCATGACGATTGGATGGTGAAATTTGGTTATGAGGATTATATGCACCTCATGGCCGAAATGGATGGCGGGAAAAAGTGGTATGTCATCGGTTATATTTATGGTTCGTCGCCAGAAAAGATTGGTCTGCCTAAATGGGAAAAGAAAAAGGTGGGGGTGTGATGGATATTTTTAAGCAAGCATGTATCATCAAAAACGAAACCAATGAAACGATCATTATTAGCACAATGATTGAAGAAGCTATTTCGCCAACAGAGTCTGTTTTATTTTCAAATGAAGAAATTGTTGTGTTTGAAAGCCCATTTGGAAAACCTGTAGTGATTTCAATCAAACTGAAGGAGGGGGAGTGATGAATAAGTTGGAAGATATAAGGTTGGTTTCACTTTATTTTGACCCAGTGCAAGAATTGTTTAGGGTTGAAACAAATTTGGGATTGTCTGAAACCACAGAAGGCGCTGCGCAATTGCGATCTTTGGTTGCTGTTGCATTGTATAATGCAGCTGAAAACATGAGAAACAATACCGAAGCGGGATGCATTGATATTGATGGCTTTGAAATTACAGCTGTTGATGTGTTGGCAAATTAAAGGAAAGGGAGTGATGATGATCCAACTTAACCCGACGATCCCGCTGGACACGCCCAAGGGGCCCGCCAAGGCGCACTTCCTGATCGACTATGGTCAGGAGCATCACCTGCTCTGGGTGTGCTTCCAAGACGACACCGGCGAGTGCTGGACCTTCCCAAACCCGCAGGTCAAATTGCAAAAGAATTTCTCAATGATGCAGAGAACCGAGAAATGAGAAAACCTACCATGTTGCAGCTCGTCAAAGCGCAGATCCTCGCGCAGAAGGATGGCAACCACAAGCGGGTCGAGAAGCTTGACAAGGCTATCCGCAAGCTTCAACGTGAACTTTCCTCCAAGACATGACTTGAACCGCCTTCGGGCGGTTTCTTTTTTTTAATAAGAAGGCATTTTTTTGTTTGCAATTATTTTTGATTCGTATATTGTGATTCTTGTCGGGGCGCGGTGCCCCGCCCAGATGGAGATGGCAAAATGATTATTCAAATCCGCATCACAGCAAATAAAAATGGTAAGCGTATCGCCCATTATTACGGAATAGGTCGGCGCTGGCTTCCAATTTCAGTTGAAGCCGCTGAAACAGCTATTAAGACCGGCACTCTTTTTGGCCGCCGCGCAGAAGCAGAATAACGGGGGCCCCGGCCCCCACTTACCCCAAACGGAGATTTGAAATGACATCCTTTGAAGCAATCCTGACCATTGAGGCCGGAGAAGACGATACGGATCTTCTCCTCGAGGCGTGGCAGATCCTGATCGACGAGGGCGTCGTGTGGCACCTGCAGGGCTGGTACGGTCGCACGGCGGCTGCTCTTATTGCGGAGGGCTTGTGCAATGGCTAACGCATCAACACGCCGAGTGACATTCAAATCGATTGTGGGAACACTTGCCTTCAGGAAGGGCTTCGAGGAGGCCAAAAAAGGCCTGCCACTGGCCGCCGATGATTTTGTGGGAAAGGATGCTTGGCATTATGAGAGAGGCCGCCAGTTCGCCTTCTGCTACAACGGAAGGCTAAAGGAAGGACGCCAAATCCGCATGGATGCCGTACTGGCCTTCCAGCAAGCCTACAACGCAGGGCATGTGATTTAAGAGACACCC